CAAGTGAATTACTTTTTGATGTAAAGGAGAATAGATTAGTTTTTCCTGTCTTAAACCAAAATAAGGTAGTTGACGCTACTGGTAGAGCGTTGACATCATCGTTACCTAAATGGAAAAGATATGGAAACAGTGGTATCCCATTTTCATTCGGTTTTGGGGATACCGCAGTTGTTGTTGAGGACTGCGTAAGTGCCAGTGTTGTTGGTACACTTGGTAATTTTGTCGGGGTCGCTCTGTTAGGTACTTCTCTCCTGCCTTCACAGAGAGATTATCTTACGCAGTTCTCAACGGCTGTAATAGCACTTGACCCAGATGCAATACCAAAGACAATAAACATGGCAAAAGAACTGAGAGGTTATGTAAATACCGTTCGTGTTTTGCGTTTAACTGACGATTTAAAATACCAAAATAAAACTGATATAGAAAACCTAATAAATATTGGAGAAAAATAATGGAGTTATCTTTAATAAGAAGTCTTATGCAAAAAGACTTTTATGACAATCATCGTGGGGCAAAATGTCCTGACAGATTATTTAGTAAAGATGTACGCAAGATAAAAGCTATGATTGATAAAGCTATGCGTACATATGAGCGAGATGTTACACCAGATGAGATTGAAGCATTGTTTGTTGCTAACAATCCCACACTAACAACCGCACAGAAACAAGCGTACAATCATTTATTTGTACAAGTAAAAAAAGAAAAGCCTTTAGGTTCTGATGTTGCTCAAGAAGTTTTGTCAAAACTATTTCAACAGGTAATCGGAGGAGATATTGTTGACTTAGGCTTTGAATACGTAAACGGTGAGAAATCTAATCTTGAGCCATTGCGTAACATACTAGAGCAGTATGCAGATGACTTTGTTCCTAACTTAAACATTGAGTGGGATGATATAGAACTTGAGACATTGTTAAAACGCAATGACCTTGAAGCACGTTGGACATTTAATATACCTAGTCTTACACGTAAGATTGAAGGAGTTAATGCAGGACATTTGATTGAGATTGGTGCTAGACCTAATACAGGTAAGACTTCTTTTCATGCTAGTCTTATTGCATCGCCTAAAGGTTTTGCTCATCAAGGTGCTAACTGTATTATCTTGTGTAATGAAGAAGGGTATCACCGTGTAGCCGCACGTTATCTTACTGCCGCAACAGGTATGGATATGATGCAGATAAAACAAAACCCTTCTAAAGCACGTGATTTGTACGCACCTGTAACAGAACGCATTAAAATTAAAGATGCAACAGGTCGTGACATGGATTGGGTAGAGAGCATTTGTAAGTCATACAAGCCCGCTACAGTTGTGTTAGATATGGGAGATAAGTTTGCTAGGACAGGTGGCTTTGCACGTCCTGACGAGGCTCTAAAAGCGAATGCGGTATATGCTAGACAGATTGCTAAAGAGCATGAGTGTGCAATGTTTTATATGTCACAATTATCTGCTGATGCTGAAGGTAAAGTTCTTCTTAATCAGTCAATGATGGAAGGTTCTCGTACAGGTAAAGCTGCAGAAGCAGATTTAATGATTTTAATTGCAAAAAATCCTGTTGTTGATGGTCAAGAAGAAGAAGATACACAAAGACACTTGAATGTGGTAAAAAATAAACTATCTGGATGGCATGGTGTTGTGCATTGTGAGTTGTTGTATAAAACAGCGAGGTACGAAGCGTAGACATGGAAAAATATACAAAAGATATGATACCAGATTTTAAAAAAGATATTTCATACTATGTTAAAGATATGAAAAGGATTTTAAAAAATGCACCAGAAAAAAATAAAATAAACTGGTTAAGCTATCACGATTTTTTTAAGCTAGACCAAAAAGTAGAAAGACTACATACTCTTTGCATTCTACTTGATTTAAATTTATATGTAGAAGTATGGGGTCAAAAAAACTTTGGTGATGTGCTTATAAACCAAACTTATAAATTTAATTTACTAAAAAAATATTGGGAAAAAAAGTACACCGTAAAAAATAATTATATAAAAGAAGAGACACTTAAAAATTATATCATGGGTGCTATTGAAAATACGAAACACCCAATTGATAGGAAAACTTTATAATGCAAGGTGAATTGTTTGAGATAATTGAGCAGGTATGTGAAGATGGTCTTGTTTGTATAAAGTGTGATATACGACAACCCATTGAAAACTTTCAACAAATGAATTATACAAAGACTAAGGATGCAGAAATAAAACGTACTTGTAAATCTTGCTCGTCAGGTCACAGAAAAGTAATAGAGGAATTAAGACTTCAAAACCCATACCCAAATAAAGATTACACTTGTGCTATTTGTACAAGAACTATTGAAGAAGTAAATAAGTATGGGCAAAAATTATTAGGTACATGGGTTCTTGACCATTGCCATGATACTGACACATTTAGAGGTTATATATGCAAGCATTGCAATACAGGGTTAGGTGGTTTTAAAGATAACTTGGAAACAGTTAAAAATGCAGTCAAGTATCTTGAAACACATAAGGAGAAAATAAATGAAACTAACAATTGATGTAGAAAATACTGTAACAGAACGTGATGGTAAAATGCATCTTGACCCTTTTGAGCCAGAAAATTCTTTAACTATGGTAGGTATACTAACAGACCAAGGTTACGAAGTGTGCTATCCATTTGACCATAAAGAGGCAACAGGACATGATTATAGTGAACGTGTTCAATGGTTTCTTGACCAAGCTACTGTTATAATTGGACATAACATAGCATATGATTTAGTATGGCTATGGGAATCAGGATTTAAATATGATGGTCCTGTGTTTGATACAATGCTTGCGGAATACGTTCTACAACGTGGTGTTAAATTACCATTATCTTTAGAACAATGTGCAGAAAGATACGAATTAGAAACTAAAAAGCAGGATACACTTAAAGCATATTTTAAAGCAGGGTACTTGACAAAAGATATACCTATTGATGAACTAAAAGAATACTTGTCACATGACTTGAAAGCTACACAACAACTAGCTGATAAACTTAATATAAAGTTAAATAGTGTAGAACATTCTGGTCTTTTAAATACGGTTAATCTTACAAATGAAGTTACTGTTTGTTTAGCTCGTATCTATCAAAGAGGTATGTCAGTTGACTTAAAAGTTTTAGATGATGTTAGAAAAGAATTTGAAACAGAAAAAAGTTCTTTACTTATAGAATTAGATAAACATGTTAAGCGTTTAATGGGTGATACACCTATTAATTTAAATAGTCCAGAGCAATTAGCATGGGTTATCTATAGTAGAAAAGTAATAGACAAAACAGAGTGGGCTATTCGTATTGACCCTTACATGGAAGATGCAGACTTTCGTACCGCAATTAATATTGGTACAGAACAGTTGTACAAAACAAAAGCAGAGCAATGTAAAGAATGTTTAGGTAAAGGTTTTGTTCACAGAATTAAGAAGGATGGTAAACCTTTTGCAAAACAAAGTAGATGTAAAAATTGTGATACACAAGGTTATATATTTAAACCTACAACTGAAAAAGCAGGTTTAAGATTTAAACCACCCACACCTAAACGGGCTAGTGCAAACGGTTTTACTACAAGCAAAGCAAACTTAGCTATATTACAAAATGCCGCAAAAAGTAAAGGCATGGATGATGCGGTAGATTTTTTAGATAAGGTTACAAGACTAAGTGCTTTAGATACATATTTATCATCTTTTGTAGAAGGCATACAAACTTATACAAAGCAAGATGGTAAGTTACATGTTAATTTAATGCAACACAGAACAGCTACAGGTAGACTATCTGGTGCTAATCCGAATATGCAAAACATGCCTAGAGGTGGTACATTTCCTGTAAAGAAAGTTTTTGTGTCTCGTTTCAAAGGTGGTTCTATTCTTGAAGCTGACTTTGCACAGTTAGAGTTTCGTACTGCCGCATTTTTATCACAAGATGGAGTAGCAATTGAAGAAGTTAAAACAGGTTTTGATGTCCACAGTTACACTGCGAAAGTTATTAGTGACGCTGGTCAGAAGACTAGTCGCCAAGAAGCAAAAGCACATACATTCGCGCCACTTTACGGAGCAACAGGTTATGGACGCACAAAAGCAGAAGCAAAATATTACGAACACTTCAACGAAAAGTACAAAGGAGTCGCATTATGGCACTCCAGATTGGCTAAAGAAGCTGTAAATACACAGAAGATAAAGACACCATCTGGTCGTGAGTTTTCATTTCCTGATGTTACAAGAAGAGCTAATGGTTCTGTGTCACACTATACACTGATAAAAAATTATCCTGTACAATCTTTTGCTACTGCTGATATTGTGCCTATTGTATTATTACACATTGATAACTATTTAAAGAATATGAAATCTTGCATAGTCAATTCTGTACATGACAGTTTAGTAATTGATGTACATCCAGAAGAGGAAAAACAAGTATTATATATTATTAATCAAACAAACAAAGAGTTATTGGATTTAATTAAATTAAGATGGAATATAGACTTTAATGTTCCATTATTATTAGAATCAAAAAT